GATGGTTTTCGCAATGTGCAACTTGCACACTCCAACATCCAAGTGGGAACGGTCATTCCTTCCTACACCGATTCATCCGGTCGCATGTGGAAGTCCGAAGTGGACGACACCGGTATGTTTGTTGTTATCAAACTACGCGGCGACATTGAGAAGGCGCGTGAAGTGGCTTCGGAAATCCGCAAAGGGAACCTGCGCTCGTTCTCCATTGGCGGTCAAGCCTTTGAGCGCGTCAACAAGAGCGACCAAACCCGCGGAGACTACCGCGAAATCCGTCGTATGGAACTCCATGAGGTCACGATTTGCGAGAAGGGTATCAACCCCGAAGCACAATTCCGCATCCTCAAGGAAGACACAGGTGATAACATGACCAACACAATGAGCGAACTGCAAAGCGTCCTTGAACGCTTGTCAAAGAAACTTGACGAGAAAGACGAGGATAAGAAAGACAAAGAGTCCAAAGACAAGGGTCTTGATGACCTTCTTGACACGAAAGACATTGACGATGACGGAAACGAAGAAGAGTCGTTGATGGATGCTCGTGAGGATAAGAAGGAAAAGAAACCTCCCATGATGGAGGACAAAGAGACAGGCTTGTATGCGGACGACGAAGACGACGAAGACGACGACGGAGATGACAAAATGAGCAAAGGAAACGATATGATTACGAGCGACTACCTGTTGTGGTTGGAGCAGACCGCGAAGAGCGCAGGTTTTGACCCGCTCGCGGCTCGCGACCACTTCAACAAGGGATACGGACCGGGTGAATCCGGCTACGACCACCGAGGGCAAGGTTCCCTTGAGGGTGCTGGCGAAGACGATTCCGGCAAGCGACCCCAGCCCAACTTTGGCTCCGCGCCATCGGGCAACAAGAATGTCATCAAGGGCGACTACCTCAACGCGAACAATGTTTCGCAATCCGAGATTGAAGCCGCCTACGAGGTGTTCAAAGCCGCGGCCACCGAGCAACAATTCAAGACCGACTTGAACAGCCACTTCACCGACCGCTTCCTCAAAGAGCAAAAGGCCGAGGCTGACGCAATCGCCAAGGCCAACTTTGACGCTCGCGAACCGATGGTTGAGTTGCAGAAGGCTGTTCTCGCGCTCAACGACCGAATCAACAACATTGGGTCGGAGACTTCCACCATGATTGCAAAGTCCGCTGGACGAGCAACCGTTACCATTCCCGAAACTGCTGACCTTGCAAACATGTCGTGGGACGATGTTCACCGACTTGCTGGTAAAGCACTCAAAGGAGGGGAATACTGATGGCACGAAATTATGTAAGAACAGTTCAAGACATGGAGCGTTACTACTACGGTGGGGCTTCTCAAACCGGATACACCTACGGTGCAGGTGACATTTTGAAGGCTGACGCGCCTTTGTTGTCCACCACCGCGGGAACCTATCAAGCAATCTATGGCCGAAAGGTTTGGTCGCAACTCAACCAAGAGTTCAACGCCTTCTCCATTCTACCCAAGAAGCCTTGGGAGCGAAGTGGATGGCGCATCCTCACGGAGCGCGCTTCGTTCACGAAGGGTGGCGGCATTGCCGAGAACGGCGTTCTTCCCGACACCTCCAAGCCGGAGTTCCTCCATGTGGCCGCAAAGCCCAAGACCATCGCGCACACTTTTGACTTGTCCGAAGTGAGCATGTTCCTTTCCGACAAGGACGACGGTATGGGCGATGTGCGCTCCGTGTTGAAGGAAGAAATGGGTAAGCATCACGCTGAACACATCAACCGAATGCTCTTGCAGGATGTCACCACCACCGCAGGCAACGACTTTGAATCGCTTGACCGAATCACTTCCGACCCTGCCGTGATGACCACCACTCAAGCAGGTGTTGACTTGCTCACCGACCACGACATGTATTCCATCACTCGCGATGGTTCCGCCGCTTTCCACAGCGCGGAAGTGGATGTTGGTGGCGACGCTTCAACTGCCGCGACCAACCGCAACTTGTCCCTCAACCAACTTGACGGATTGTTCCAACAGATTTGGACTCGTGGTGGTAACCCGAAGGTCATGCTGACGGGCTACGACACTTTGATGCGCGTTCAGCAATTGCTCCAATCGCAACAGCGGTTCATGGACTCCAAGCGCGTGACCCCCACCTTCAACGGTGTGAAGGGTGTTCCCGGTCTTGAGGCTGGCTTCATCGTCGCAACCTACAACGGCGTTCCAATGATTCCAACGAAGGACATGCCCGATGACACGGCAACCGCCAGCGGTTCTCTTTCGCGCATCTACTACTTGGATACGGACTACCTGTGGTTCCAAACTGCAATCCCAACGCAATACTTTGAATCCGGTATTGAAACGGGTGACCCATTCGCGATTAACCGTCTTGGACAAGAGGGGCTTTACCGAACGATGGGCGAACTTTGGTGTTCGTTCTTTGGCGCAAGCGGGAGCATTCGCAACCTACAATGAAGGAGATGATGAAAAATGGCAACAACGAAAGATAACCGAGGAATCCGATATGTGTGTAGCGGAACGGCTACGACTACCGTGAACTTTGACATTGAATTGCAAGCAGGCGCGAGCAACAACGACAGCACGACATGGCTGGCAGGTGGAGCCGGGACTTACCCCGGAACTCTTACGCCTTTTGAGCCACGACAGGCTGACGGCACGAACTCGTCTCAAAGCCCGCGATTGATTGGTCTTACGATGAGTTCTGCTCTTGCAGAAGGCGACACGCTATCGCTCTCCAACGACCCAACGCAAGACGCAGGTGGCGCAGGTATCACAACCATTCTTGGTGTTTACACATCGCAGGTTGACGCGACCGCTTCTCTTGGTGTGAGCAAGACCGCCGCGCTTGAGTTGACCTTTGATATTGAACTGACCAGCGACGGCACAACCAACGATACGACGGGTGCTGAACTGCTTCTCATCGTGGTTTGAGGTGTTCTTCTTGCCTACGATTACCTACCGAGGACCACGACGCGCTGGCGCGAACATGGGTTCTTTGGGTTGGTGGAGTTGGGGTCAACCGCGTGAAGTTAGCGCGGAGTGGCTTGAGTCTTACAGGTCATCCTTTGAGAACAACAAAGAGTTTCTCATTGAAGGCTTCGCTTACGAAGCCGCGACCGTGGACACAGGCAACGACGGCATCCCCGACATGGGATGGACGAAAGGCGACATTCTCGCGTGGATGGAAGAAGAGGGGATTGAATCCTCTTCCCTGTCCACCAAGAAAAAGTTGCTCGCGGCAATTGACGCGCACCTTAACCCCACCGAAGACTCTATGAACGAGGCAGAAGAAGCAGAACCAACAGGAGATGAATGATATGGCATTTGTAAGCGATAACAGACCCCACACTTTGGGCGACTTGATTGTGATTACCGGAACCGTCGCGAGCGGCGACACTTCCGCTGATTTGAGCGATTTTCTTAGTGAAGTTCTTATGGTGACGGTTGTGCCTAACGCCGCCGCCGCCACTCCACTTGGATGCGCGATTGATACCACTACCGCAACAATCGTCCGATTTACCAACCCCGGTGCAAGCGGCGGTCGTTTGATGGTCTTCGGCAAGCGATGAGGTGATTCACCTTGTCCGACACAAAAGTGTTTGAGTTCACACCCAACGAAGGGTGCGAGACAGGCGCGAGTGTGGCCGGTGGCGTGCAGAAGGTCCTTGACGACTACACCAGCGGGAAGACGGTTGAGGGTATCACCTCTTACACCATGCAGGGCAACCTCTATGTCGTAGTCGTCACCTCGTGAGGTGAGCGACATGGACTTGAGCGAACTGCAACGCCTTGAGAAACAAGGCTGGCGTAAGGCCGAAGAGTCAATGGTTAAGACCGATGAGCGCGACAAGTTGAAGGGTGTTGTCAAGCGTCAAAACATGAAGACGCGCAACATCCGAGACATCGTGAACATCGGTTCCGGCACGCGTTGCCGCTTCTGCGGCATGCTCCACTTTTGCTACCTTGAGCGATGCGGCGCGTGTAAGAAACCAATGCACTACAACCTTGCAAAAACCGAAGAGGTGATTTGATGGTGAGATTGAGCGGTGATATTGATGGAGACGATAATGACG